CCAAAAGGTTCAAAAAATCTATTTCGCATCGTGCCAATAAGCCCAGCTCCACTTGCACTAAGTGGGGTTGCTGAAGCATCAAGTGCTAACTTGTCTTCGTTTGAAAGTGCCACTGGCTGTGAATTAGCAGCAGTGTCTCTTCCAGCTTGCCATACTACCGCCGAAAAATCAGTCCCTGAACCGTCTTTAAGTGTTTTATTAGTGTACGCCATTAGTTGACTCCTACGCCTATACTCATTGTGCCAACCGCATATTGGCTATTTTTTGGTGCTTTAAAGTTTAAAATAAAGTCAGCGATTCTTTGAAAAACAAGGATCGCACCTAAATAGACTTTGTTAATGCCAACATTGCCTAATTGTAATTTGTTAATGGTTGTATTTTGAAGCTTAAAAGTCATTATGTTGCATCCGTTATTATGTAAAGTGTACTTGCGTTTGGCGTGGCAATGGCGTTATACTCCGCCGTTGTTAGAGATACAGCGTTTGTGATAGCATCCGCACCTGTGATCCCTATGATGTTAGATGAAATCTTGCCGTCTAAAGCCGTTTGTAAACCTGTTACAGTGCTTATCGATTGGCTTCCTGTGTGTGTAGTACGGTCTCTTAATTGGGCATCCGTACTATTCGCTGTGGCTCCATTTGCTATTCCGTCTAGTTTTGTTTTATCCGCTGGCAATATTAAACTTGCATTGGTTGTTGAACCAGCAGGGAGCGTCGCATCTGTCCCTGTGTCACTCGTTACAATACCATTTGTGGGTGAAGCTGTGTAAGCCAAGTTAGTGGCTCCACCACCACTAATTACACCACCAGTAAAGATTTCAATCGTTTTACGATCGGCTGACACTTCAAGGGTTTTGTTGCTCAATGCGATTTCTACAATCATCGTGAAGTATCCTTCTCGATTAAAACATCCCCTTTAAATTGCGTGTCAACGACACCACTTGAATAAGTAAGCTGTAAATCAAAAACGCCAATTTTGTAATAAGTGACTTCTTTGCCGTCTTCTATTTCTGTCACTAATGAAGTTGTACCGCTTGCCATTAAGGTATCAATCGCTCCCCAATCCGCCTGTGGAATCGACAAGGTGATGATATTGCTAGCGATTGTAGTAGTAAATGTGTAAAGTGGGGAACCTGTGGATGAAGGCGTGGCTCTTACCTGCATCAAAGCCGTCGCTGTTGATAAATCTTGGAGCTGGCGTGGCTTAACGCTTTCGTCCCATATTTTTACAGTTCGAATTGCCGTGTCACCACGGTAGAACTTTAAATCATGGTTTGGGACGTTGACAATAGACATTTAAGCCTCCAGTATTGCTAGAACGGCTTGCTTTAAAGCGTCAAGCTGTGCGTCGCCTTGCGTGTCGATGCGATTCACCACCACAATAGCAACCCCCACTTGACCAGCGTTTAACGCCGTGGCAATGCCTGCCGATGATGATAGGAAATCGGCCTGCGTTTCGTCATCAAGCGTCGAAATAAGGACGGTAAGTTCACGGAGCTTGTCTTGTGGCGATTTTGGGACTTCCTGTGGTGCGTCGTGAGCATCCTTTAAGGCTTGGTCAAAGGTGAGTGTACCCCCTTCTAAGCCAAAGCCTCCCAGTTGTGCGATTGAAAAACCTGTTTCAGCTTCAAAGGCATCGACGCTTTCACCTTGCCAAAGAATCTCAACATCCGTAATCTGGGACTCGTAAAAATCGGCTCGTTGCTTGTCGTTTTGATTGAAAATGAAAAAGGGCATGATTGTTTCCTTATGCGAATACGCTTAAATTACCAAATGTAACATCATTTTGACCTAAAGCAATTTCATAGGTTCTTAAATGGAAATAAGCCGTTGTTGGTGCATAATAAGTGTTTGAGCTGCAATGTAAATTACTTACAATCTGGTAGTTTGGTGCGGCTTGAGGAGGGCTACAGCCAATTGTGACACTGTAGTTTGCATCAGGTGCTAAACTTAATAAATTTACTGCATAGTTTCCGACTGTTGCAAAAGCTACACTTTGCACGTTGGTCGACTTACGAATTGAGCGACGTTGTAATGTACACGCCGTAGAGCCAATCGTCCCACTCACGCCCGAATCAAAGGTAAAACTGTTGGCATCAATAACAGACGCTACGGTATAGAAGTTAGAAGTAACCCCAGCACCCACAAAGTAGATGCGATGCCCGACTAAATGCCCATGTCCCGTAACATTCACCGTAACAATAGCCAAAGTCCGTGTGAACGTGCCTGTTAGGTTTGATGCCGTTGTGCCGTCAAAGTTGACTGTCGCAAAGGGCATATTCCCCCAGCTCGCATTCGTTCCGTTCGTAGTTAGCACTTTGCCACTGTTGCCTGTTTGGGAGGGGAGGAGACTATTTAGTGTCGGAGCATCCCCCATTGTCGCCTTAAGCGTCCATAATGACCCATTATTTGCCGTGTTTCGCAAGTAAAGCTTTGAATCTGTAATGCTTAAAATCAACTGATCCACAACGCCACTGCCACGATTAACCACCAAGACGGAACCGTTGCCGTAAGTGTTATTTGTCGTGCTGGTGGTGATTCGATAAAAACCTGTTTGATCGACACTGTTTAAATCGTCACCACTCTTTAAGGGAGCTGTGCCACCTAAACCATGAACCAGCACCAACTCGTTAATATAAGTGGAAAGGTTTTTATTTAAAGGAAACTGCGTGTACCAAGTGGTGTTTCCTGCGTCTCTGGTTTTAAAAAAGTTCGTGGTGGTATCCGCCCACCCCATAAAAGCATCTAAATCACTAGGAGCTGTACTTCCTGAATTATTGGTTTGAATCGCAAGCAACGCATCGTTTATGTCCGACGCATAAGCACTTCCTGATTGTGACGCTGAAACGGTATAATCTGCTTGTGGCATTTAAGACACCTCCCATTTTATTATAATGCTTTTCCGTAGCCTCGTGCTAACCAGTCAACTAGGTGGCTATGGCTTCCACCTCCATGATGCACATAGACATCAAAGGATGAACTTGTGACATTGGTAATCTCTAAGTATTCATTGGATGCAAAGTTTAACGGCGTAACCTGAATGTTAGGGCGTGCCTTAAACGGTACGCTAAACGTAACGGTGCTAGTCCCTGTTGGCAAGTTTACCGCATTAGCAGATTCTAAGCGGTCGGGCATATCGCAAGTGACGCTTAACGTAGTAACCGTAGGGATTTTAGACTGCAAGAATGAACGCATCACAAGGCGGAATCTAAACGCCCTCGCTTCATAATCCCCTGCGTTTAAGGTTGACCACGCTCCAAATGAGACGTTATCGGTGGATGTTGCCACTTGAAGTTCTAACATTCCCTGCGTGTATTCAATAAAGCCGACATCAAGAACGCTAGTTAAAGAAGCGAAATCAACCACATCCGCAATGGTATCACTATCCACAGTTGCCATTGTTGGTTCAAGCGATACATTGGGCATGAAAGATACCCACGAAGCGGTATCTCCCATAATAAAGTCTACAAGACTTGTTAAGCGTGAAACATAAACATCGCCCAAGTCGATTGAATTGTCAAACTCGTAATAAGCGGTATCCGTCACTAAGGGGTCGTCAATAATTAAGCCGTCAGGGATTACAATACACCCTGTTTTTGTACCTGCAAACGTTGGGTGTTCATCTATTGTTTCTATCACATTGATGTTAATATCTGGAGTTGTAAACGTCACACGGCTGGCATCAATCACGCTGTAAGCTCCGTAAAAATCCTTTGCTTTAATAAAGAATGTTCCGTCTTGGTAAGGAATTGTTAAACTAGTATTCTGTGTAAATGTCAAGAAAGGCGTTAAATCCCATGCCGTACTTATTTTATTTGGCGTGTAGCGTATTTCGTAGCCGTCTAAATCATTATCTAAAACGGCATCCCATGTAAAGATGAGATCCGCTCCTACTATTTTATAATTGAAGTTTTGAACATTTGCGGGAGCCAGGTTATTTTGAGCAAAGTCAATTGTAGCAGTAACGTTTCCAAGGACTCTATTTTCGCTGGCTGTGGCTTGAATGGCATCCACTCGAATATCAAGCAGATTGTCTACAATGGCTAAATCGTATACAGAACTGGCTGTTTCGCCTGCATAGGTGTAATTTTCATCACTAGGAAGCTTGTAATAAACCGCATACCGTGTGATGCGTGGGTCGGGCGATGCCGTCCAAGTGAGCAATAATCGCTTTACTCTCACGCCGTCTAAGTTTTCAAAAAAGCCCACACCCTTTAAATTGCTATGCAAGTAAACTTGTTGTCCGATTAAGGTTGTCGGGGTCTTGCCTGTGACAATACCCTGCTCGATTCGGTCATACTTCGTGCGGTCGTATTCAATGGCGGATATTTCATATTGAAACTTTTCTTGATCCGTCTTTTCTTTTTTTGCTACAACATAAAACTCTCTAGGGGCAAGGTTAGACGCATTCACTCCCCAAACGCTATGTAACGCGGGGGTGTTGTCGTCTAAATCGGGTTCATCCCCTACACTGACGGTTAAGGGGGTGTCAAAACGAATATATTGCACATTGCCATAAGTAACAACGCCGTTTTGATTACATGGTTTAATAACTCGCTCCCTTAGTGAGCCGTCACGCATCATTACATACATGGTGTAAGTTTGCAAGGCATCAAAAAACACATTGCTGTCTAAACGGATTCCTTCATAGCCTGTTGAGCCTATGTCGTCATAAAAAGCTTTTAAACGCCCACTTTGACGCAAAGTTTGAAAACTAGGGTCGTATATTCCTATAACGTCCCCAATCGTTATTTCTGCCCCCTCTAAACCAGTGGTAAAGCCTACTGTTTGATACTGACTCTTTTGAGTATCTAAAAGCCATCTGCCATAACGCCGTGCCTGACCTTCGGACGTACACCCAATGGAAGCAACGCTGGCTTGTTGATAGCCAAAAAGTTCAATTAGGTAAGGGTCTTCTACTGTTACGGTTGCCTGTTGATATAAATCGTCGGGATCATTCCACCGTACTTGTGCCACGCTTGAAGTGGTGTCAACCGATGCTGTGGCATAAACAAACGTTACACCGTCATTATTGACCACGTTTGCTTGTGAGAATACCGCCACAGGATCTTTTGGCATATCCGCAGTAAGAATAATAACGTCATTCGCACTGTACACCATGCCGTGAAATACGGAGGCTACCTTGTTGACAATATCGTAAAAGCTCTCATTGTTTGCAAACCAATAATTAAAGGTGTATCGTGGCTCCATAGCCTTTTTACCTGCTACTGGCACCAACTCATCGCAGTATTTCGCCACTTCATAGAAACTGTACTTGTCGATTTGAGAGGCACTGATAAAATGACCACCACCGTATCGCTGATTTGTGAGGATGTCATAAAGTACCCAAACAGGATTATTCGTCCAAGCCGTTTGAAACGTGCCGTTCCAATAGCCCAGTGGTTCATCATAAAGCCTTGTTATCGGGTCGTAGGTATTAGGGATTTTAACTTTGACGCCGTCAATCAAATAACCACGCTTGGGGAGGTTGTTGCCAAACAAAGACGCATCAATTTTCATACCTGCAATGGCTCTATTCGCATAGGTAAGCTTTGTTTCTACACCCTCGGCATACGATGACCAATAAATATCGTTTTGTAAATAGGGGTTTGTACTGTCGGCTGTTACCCTTGTCACCTTTATATCCCACGGACTGCCCCCATTGTCTTTGGGAAGCAACACTAAGTATTCACGCTCATAGGTTGAAGCCGTACGTCCTGAAATAACAGTTTCTTTATTGACTAATTCAAAAACTTCGGATACCGTCCACCCACTCGGGGGGGTGATGCGATACTGCCCTTGTGCAAGCCCTATAATTTCATCATCCAATTTGTACCATAAGCCGTATTGTGATTTTGTGGAGATCCCTCCACTTTCCATTTTAAGATTTTGATTGATGAAGTTGATCGTTCCGTTGTAGCCTTGCGTCGGATTATAAACCGTGTAGCCTGTCGGCTCAACACTGTAATTTTCGGTAACATTTGAGCCACTAGGCATAAGCTTATACACCAATGCAGGCGTTTCTACGTTGTCTAAAAAATACGCTTGGCTAGGACTATCAACACGCTTCGTAAGCACTACCCGAAAGCCTGTAGCCGTGTTAGACGTAAGCCATTGACCGCCTGTTTGATTGATACGTTGCCACGAACGCCCAAACTGTTTATAACCTATGCCGTTTTCGTTGACTTCGATTTTGAAAGCAACACTTTGCCTTAATACATCGCCATTTGTAGTGTCTTGAAACTGCAAGGCAGGCACGGCAATTTTAATCCGCACATAATCGGCATCGGGGTTTGTAATCGTGCGAATCACAGGGGACGCCTGCAATACCTTTACGCCCACATTCACCAAGTTTTCAACACCACCAAAACCTTGTATTTCAGTTTGGTCTATTTCCCCTAGGCGTGATTGAAACTCTACCCCTTGAAAGTTAAAACTTCCACTTTCATTTTGTAAAGATGTGTCGTTAAAGTAAACGCTGTTTAAACCATTGACTAGCCCTTTTATTTCACCTTCTGAAACAACTTCGAGAATCCGTGCCACGTTATTTGCCTGTAAATCAATAGGCGATGTTACAGGGGTTCTTGATTGTTGCTTGTTTGACCCACCCATTACAATACCTCTTCGGTCGTGATTGACTGGCTAATGACGTTTGACCCACAATAAAAACGCCCATACGTTACAGGCACACCCACACCTTTTCCTAGTCGATTGGTTGCCCCTGTGAACAAGGTACTTTGACGATCTACTGGGTTGTCTCCTTGTTGTAAGTCGCCTATTTTTGGCGTTGGAGTAAGTAGTGTAACAAGCCCAGTAATAACTTGTAGCCCACCCCCGATAATCAAACCAACGCCGATACTTGCTAATTGAGCACCCGTCAAGGTTCCTAAGCCCCCTGTCATAAAGGTTAGGGCAATCCCTGCCCCAATTAGCAACACGCCTGCAATAATTCCGATAAACTTTTTTCCATAAACGCCTTCTACTGGTACAAGGTGAATCGTATCGACGCCATCGGGCAAGCTGACATCAAAGCGTGAATCTTCTGAAAGCAAACGGCTTCTACCGTCATCGGTTAAGCTAAATCGATACCAGCCACGCTTTAGCATTTGACGCATCCCCTTAAATGTGCGTAAAAGAAAGGAAACCACCTGTTGAGCGGTTTCCGCATTTATCCGCAGGGGATTAGGGGAGAAAGTCTTTAATTTTCCATGTAATACAATCGTTACAAGCATTTGATGCCCTCCCCTTACATTGTAACCTTTAAAAGCATATGCAGGCGTTCCATACTAGCGTGAACTGGCGTTAAGCGGCTTACTCCGTTCATGGGATGATGAAGCATTAAGCCGTCGCCTACATAAACGCCTGCGTGTTCACCTTGACGACCTACACGAATCACAATCAAGTCGCCAATTTCTAAAGGGCTAACAGCTGGTTTAATTGTGCCAAGCCCTTGAAAGTTAAGCGTGTAATAGTAGCCGTTTCTGTCGTAAAAGTCTCTAGGAACAATAGGGAACTCATAACCCTTGTTTATTTTAAACCAGTCCATAATGACCGCAAAGCAATCGCCCTTTCCGTCGCTTCCATAATCGCCCCAGCGGTAATGCCTGCCTAGTAAGCTTTCCTCTGTCGGTTGAATCGACGAATGCCAAAATACAGGATTTACCACGTCGTTATGACTGCAATAGTTCATTATCCCTTGTGGCTTGTCGCTTGATGCAAACATCTGCATATCAAGCATGGACGGTACTAATGGCTCATTTGACGGTATGGGATGCGTGTGCAAGTAAGCCTCCGCCCCTTCAATCATGGAACCGTCCACGAACTCTTCACTACCTACTTTAACCAAGTGCCATGTACCATTTATTTTAGCAAACAAATGTTCATTCTTTAATTCATCGGCGGATCGTGCCATAAGTTGCATGGTAACGTGTTGACGGTCTATTTCACTAAACATGGTTACGCCTCGCTAAAGTTTGGAAACCCATTAAAGGGAACTGCCGTCTTGAAACGTGCTTCACAACCGCCTACTGTCTTACTGCAACGGTCTAGGGCTTGCGTGGTGACTTCGTTAAACTCGTCGAAGTATTGCGTCCCTGCGTAAGGGCAAGGATTAACATCGGCAATAACAAAGCTGGATGTATCCGTATCCCACCGCCTGTAAATATGGTTGCAATAGTTTACCATTTGGTTTTTGGGGAACTGTTGACGGTTTGCTAGCTCCATTGCGGTAATCAGTTCAAACTCAATAGAAACGCTTGTTTGGCTTGTAATTTGGTTAATATAAAACGTGTCATAGTTCACGAACTCATCCGTAATCGTGGGGGTGATGTCGTCTAACTCATTTCGTCTAACACGAATCCTTGTAAACTTACAGTTTTGCAAACCTCTGTATTCATTGATGCCACCTACTAGCAACGCCTGCAAGTTTGAAACAACAAAGGTCGGACGTGGAGCCTTCCCGCTTTCAATCTCAAAGCCTTGAGCATCAATCGGGAACGCCGTGTAAGTATTGCCATTAAACACAATGTTTGTGCGGTTTTCAAGGCATGAAGGGCTTAAATAAATAATGCCACCGCCGTAAATCGCTGTGTCAATTTGAAATAATGTGACGATTGAACCAAAACTAGGGAGTTGAGCATCAAGCAAGATCAAACACCTCTCTTAGTTTAAAAGCCACGTTCCAAAGATTCGCTTCTGTTGCCGATACTTGAATGGGATCTTGACACACCCATAAACGAGGGGAGGCTTCACTAGAAAGCGTGTAGTAAAAAGATTCATAACCACCCCTTGCGTTAAAAAAACCGACAAGGTTATTTTTTTCAGTTGCATTTAATAACGCACAAGTAAGTGTTACGTTTAGAATCTTAAAGTTTATGCCGTCTGCTACTCTTTGCTCGTAACCATCGCCAAACTTGGCGGTTTGGACACGGTACGATGTTTCTTCGGTGTAGCCACTTTGGCTAGGCGTTACTGGCAAGGTGAGTGTTGAAGGCATTTAAGCGAATCCCCTTTGTAACATTCCACCATGACGGCTTTCTGTTTTTAAAACTTGGCGTACTTTTGTCTCAATCATATCACTAATTTGTTTACCTGCTTCTAACAAACCTTGCTTGTCATCCTTACCACCGCCTTGTGTGTTGACCGTCACGTTGTTAATAACGGTAACGCCACCGCCACCACCGCTAGGCATGGCGTGGCTAGGTATGATGTTCCCTGCCGTGCGTGGTACAAACATTTCACGACCAGCTTCGCCGACCATGTAAGGCGTGTTAGCCGATACTGAGCCACCGCCTGCACGACCTGAATATCCCAATGTGCCTACCATAGGGTTATTCGACCCTCCAAATAAACCGCCATTTGTGCCTGCACTCCCTGCCCCACTTCCTGCACTCCCTGCCCCAC